CCTCATACGGTGATTGTTGAGTCGAATGCGTTCCAGTTGTTTTTGACTCAGGATGAGGAGATCCGGTCGTTTCTCGCGTCGCGGGGTATCGCGTACCGACCTCATCACACCAGCAATAACAAGACGGATCCTGAGTTCGGTGTCGCGTCTCTTGCCCCGTTGTTTGGGACGAAGACGAAGCGTGACGGCCAGGAGGCCACGAAGCATGCTGGTGACAATTTGATTGAGTTGCCGGATCAGTCTCGCAGTGAGCATGTGAAGAAACTGGTGGAGCAGTTGATCACGTGGCAGCCGGGTGTCCGTGGGAAGAACTTGAAGATGGACACGGTTATGGCGTTGTGGTTTTGCGAGATTGTGGCGCGTGAGGTGCTGGTTCAGTCCAGCAATGTGAAGAGTTTTCTGTCGAATGAGTTCGCAGCCCGTGGCGATAAGGATGCCCGGTATGTGATCAATCTTGATGAGTTGGCTGCAGCGCAGCATTTTGCTCGCATTTAGGAGGTGACGAGTGACGAACTACGCAGCGAAGTTTGATGCGATTCGCAAGCGGAACGCGGAACGTGACAAGCGGATGCGTGAGGTCGCGCTCGTTCGTGCAGGGCACGCCGAACAGGTGTTCCCCGGTTTATTCCCTGAGGGTACGTGGAGTAAACCGATTGTTGCGAACTTGATCGATGTTGTGGCGAAGGATCTGTCGGAACAGATTGGTGTCATTCCGACGATCACTGCTACGGGTGATTCGACGTTGGATGAGTCGTCCCGGTCGAAGGCGGATAAGCGGACGAAGATCGCGAACTTCTATATCGCGTCGTCGCGTTTGGCGACGAACATGATCCGTGCCGCTGACCAGTTCATCACGTACGGTTTCGTGCCGCTGCGTGTGGAAGCGAACTTTAAGGACAAGCGTCCTCATATTCATGTGGAGTCCGCTGAGGGTTCCTACTTTGATGTGGATCGTTTCGGTGTGGTGAACGTGTACTGCCACGTGTTCCAGCGTCGCGCTGGTGACTTGGCGGCGAAGTTCCCTGAGCATGCTGACAAGATCCTGAAGAAGTCGGCGTTTGGTGCGTCGGTCGACGCGAACCAGTTCATTGAGGTTGTTCGCTGGTATGACGCGAACGAGTCGGTCATGTTCATTCCTGAGCGTGAAGGTCTCGTGGTGGCGAAAGCCGCGAATCCGCTTGGTCGCGTGCCGGTCGCTATCGCGCAACGTCCGAGCCTGGATGGTGAGCAGCGGGGCCAGTTCGATGACGTTCTGCCGGTGTATGCGGCGAAGGCGCGTCTGGCGTTGCTGATGATGGAGGCGACGCAGAAAAGCGTTGAGGCTCCGCTGGCTATCCCGCAGGATGTCACGCAGTTGAGTGTGGGACCGGACTCTGTTATCCGGTCGAACAGCCCCGACAAGATCAGGCGTATCCCGCTGGATATGCCGAGTATGACGTTCGCTGAGAACAACCTGCTGGGTGAGGAACTTCGGTTCGGGACTCGCTTCCCTGAATCCCGAGCGGGTCAAGCGGACGGGTCGATTGTTACCGGGCAGGGCGTTAAGGCTTTGCAGGCTGCGTTCGATTCGCAGGTGAAGGTCGCGCAGGCGATGCTCGGTGAAGCGTTGGGTGACGCGGTCGCTATCGCTATGGCTGTTGATGATGCGTACTTCCCGAACTTGAGCAAAGAGGTTTCGGGTACAGCGAATGGTGTGCCGTACAAGTTGCGGTACAAGCCTGCGACGGACATCAACGGCAACTATGGCGTGATGGTTGAGTACGGGCTGATGGCTGGGCTTGACCCGAACCGTGCCTTGATTTTCGCGCTTCAGGCGCGTGGCGACAAGTTGCTGTCTCGTAACTTTGTTCGCCGTCACTTGCCGATCACCTTGAACTCCAATGAGGAGGAGCGGGCGATTGACATGGAAGAAATGCGGGACAGCCTGAAGGCTGGTGTCGCATCGCTTGCTGCGGCTATCCCGCAGATGACTTCGCAGGGGCAAGACCCCAGCGAGATCATCGAACGGATGGCATCTGTTATCGCTGCCCGAAAGAAGGGCGTGGCGATTGAGGATGCTGTCGCGAAAGCGTTTGAGAAGAAGGAAGAAGAGCAGGAGCAGGCGGGTGACATTAACCCGCTAGCCCCTCCGGGTATGCAAGACATGAGCGGCCCGGTTGAGAACGAAGCACTCCCGCAAGGGCCACCGCCTATGCAGCAGTTGTTGGCTGGTTTAACGGGTAGTGGCAATCCAGTTATGGCGGGCCGAGTGGTTCGTCAAGTTCCCGCATAAGGAGAAGAGCATGGCGATGGGTAAGCAGGGGAAGCCGGGTAAGGCTCCCGTTGGTCAGGCGATCATGGGCAAGAAGCCTGGTGGTGGCGTTGTTGGTGGCGGCCAAGTTGCAAAGGGTTCTACCCCTAAGGGCATTGGCGCAGGCGGCAAGAAGAACAAGTAGTCATGGCTGACTACAAGGGCAGCACTCGCTTCGTGAAGATGCAGCCCAAGAAGTTGAAGAAGAACGCCAAGCAGGCAATCAACAAGGACGACGCTCGTGGTTACCGCAAGCGGGTCGTGAAAGCCAAGCGCATTAAGGGTGACACAACTGCGCAACCTAAGGGTATGGCTCGTAACCCTGGTGATCTAGGGAAGTTGATTGCTGACCAACAGAGGAAGAAGCCTTACTGATGGCACGCCCCAAGGAAACCAACAAGCGGCAGTTGAAGGGTCGCAGCAAGAACTCCCTTGAGCAGGTTCTTGAGTGGATTAAAAGCAATCCGGGTGATGCGGCTTTGCTGCTTGCTGAGTCTGTCGGCATGGATCCGCGTCCGCCGTGGATGCGTGAGAAGCAGAGCAAAGAAGACCTCGCAAGTGAAGCAGGTCTTTTGGCTGCTGGTGCTGTGCCCGGTGGTGGCGCGTTGCGTCTCGGCGCAAAGGCCAGTAAAGCCGCGAAGAAGGCTAAGGAAGCATCGACGGCTGCTGAGAAGGCTGCCGGTATGGCAAAGCCGAAGATCACTGCACCGAAGGCGGGTGGCAGTGGAACGGGTCAGAAGCCTGGGGGCAGTAACCGTTTGACTCCGTCGGAGCGTGCCGCCCGACGCAAGGGTGAGCAGAAGGCCAAGACGGAGCAGGGCGCGAAGAAACTGGAAAAGCAGGACGCTTCCCAGTCATCGACGAAGTCTGTGAACACTGGCCCAGCATCTGAGGTGCGCCCGCGACCAGCGACCGGGAAACTACCTGAGGGTATAAGCCCGAAAGACATCACCGACTTCGCGTCCCGTCGCGGTTTCAAGGACAAGAGCCGCGCCGCTAAGGACATCGAAGAGACGATGAAGGGCCAGATGGCCCGCAAGGACGCGGGCGCGAATCCAGCGGAAGACATCCCAGGTGCTACCAGTGGTGCGGCAGCGAAGCCTGCGAAGGCGAAGAAGCCGGAGGAACCCAAGAAGGCAGCCGACCGTAAGAAGTTCACCGAGAAGGTGAAGCGCGACAAGGCTGTGAAGGCCCGCAAGGAACAGATTGAGAAAGATGTTCGTGAGGGTCGCCGTCAATCTGTGACGGATCCTCGCTCGTACCCGAGCAAGGGTCAGGGCGCGGAGGGTCCACGCGCTAGCCAAGGGCTTGTCCCGACGGGGCGCGGAAGCACAACTCGTGAGTCCACTGGTCGCCGCATTCCCGGCAACCTTCCGGCTGCCCGCCCAGGTAGCGAGGTTGTTCAGGGTCGCGTTATTCGTGGTGGCCGCAACCAGCGTGAACCGATTGACATGAAGACCCGCCCGATGGGTGGTGCTGGTTCGGGTGCTGGTCGCGGTGGCGGTCAGGTTCCTCGCGCTATCGGGTCGGGAGCGTCGTCGGCTGGTAAGGCTGGCGGTAAGACCACGGGTCGCGGTAAGAAGGCTCTGCTTGGTTTGGGTGCGCTGGGTGCTGCCGGGTTGACTGCGAAGCAGTTCGACTCCGACAAGGCTCCGTCGTCCAGCGACAAGGCGAGCAATAACCCGTCGACTACGCCGAAGCCGAAGCCGAAGAGCCGTCCTACGTTGCGTGACAAGTACGGGCGCGATATCACTCGTGAGGAGTTTGCGAAGCGTAAAGCGTTCCGGCAGCGCACCAAGTCGATGTCTGCTGAGGAAGCAGCGAAGGCTCGCAAGAAGGAAATGAAGCGTCGTAAGCAGTACCGATCTGGTGCTGGTAGTGAGCGTTTCGGTTCGGGTGCTGCGACGAAGACACGCAACATCCGTAACCGTCCGGGCTACGCCTACATGGATATGGCTGCCCGACGCAACATGAGATAAGGAGCAGGCATGGCTGCACCGAAGAAGCCTGCCCCCGTGAGCGGCCCCGGATCATTAAGTAAACGAACTGATGGTCCGGGGCAACCCACAGCACAAATGCCGAATGCCGCGTACGGGGAGCAGAAAGATTTCTCTGGCATTCAGGGTGCGGCGAAGATGGCGGAAGCACCGTCGGTTGTTCCGAACATCACTCGGCTGGATGAGCAGACTCGTCGACCTGACGAGCCGGTGACGGCTGGGTTGGATGTCGGGCCGGGTGCGAGTTCCGCTGTCCTTGGCCGCAAGTCGACTGGTGAGCAGATCGTTGACGATCTGGAGCGGTTGCGTAAGTACATGCCGATGTTTGAACGGTATGCGCAGTCGGATATCACGTCGGGAACTATGCGTAGTTTTGTTCGTTATTTAAGGAGTCAACTGCAGTGAGTGTCTGGCAGCGGTTTGAGGAGAACCTTGATTATGTGGGGTTTGATCTCGCTCCTGTTGCTTGGGACTTGGCGATGTTTCCTTTTGAGAACGACGACGACAGGCTCACGGTGTTGAAGCAGATGACGGGACAAACTGATGGCTAAAGATGACCAGGGCTTTTTTGTGCCGGGTCAGCCGTCCGCTGATAAGCCTGCCTTGTCGCCCGTTGAGGATTTCACGAAGCAGCAGCATTTTCAAAATGCTGAGGCTTTGATTCAGAAGGATCGTGCTACTCGCCCGGAGTCGACTCGTGTCGGCGACGTGGAAGAGAAGGTCGGCGGTTACCTGAAGCAGGCCACGGAAACTCCTTTCCTCGGGTCGATCATTAACCCGCTGCTGACGGCGACCGAGTTCATCGACGACACATTCATTGAGCCGCTGTTCGAAGAGGCCGCTGCGCTGTCGCCGGAAATGTTGTCGCAGGTTTCCAAGCGCAACCCTGACAATGATTTCATCACAAACTGGCGTTTGTCTCGCGAGTACGCGAACGAAGTGAGCCTGGGTCAGGCGTGGGCGAAGCCGTTCACGTCGCTGTTGCTGCGGGGCACGAAGATCAACCCTGCGGGTGAAGGCCCGTCTGCTGCTGGCAAGTTCGTTGCGGAGCGGTATCTGAAAAACAGCCCGTACATGGATGAGGATTTCGACATCCTTGATGTGGCTGAGAAGGATGCCGCGTTCAAGGATGACTCCGCTGGCATCATGGTGAGCGCGGGTCTTGACTTGTCGGCGATGGCTATCGGCAGCAAGGGTGCTGGCGTTGCGTTTCGTGGTGCTCGCAAGGCTGCTTTCGGTAAGCGCACCATTGATTCTGCTGAGGACTTGAAGCAGTTCAACGCGAAACTGGACAAGTCCGTTGAGGAGATCAACTCGGGTGAGAACCCTGGGATGTTCAGCAACGCGACTACGAAGTTCATGAAGGACGCTGTTGATGAAACCAGTAGCGACCGTTTGCTGAACAACCCGCTGGTTGCAGCGAGTAACAACCCGTATCGTGCGTCAACGATTGTGTCCCGCCTGAACAGGGCCGAGGATGTCGCTGACTATTTGAAGGCGGAGCGTGGCGATAAGGCCGCACTTGATCGGTTGTTTAAGTCGCAGGTTTCCGCCGCTGACGCTTTGAATAACTATGGCGTGCGGATGGATCCGTTGACGGATTGGCAGCAGATTCACGCCCTGCCTGATGCTGCTGAGGCTGGTCGTCTCGCATCGATCCTGGCGGATATCCGCAAGCGTGACGTGGATCTCGCTAATGCTTTGGATAGTTTCGGTGCTGAGAAGGGCACTGGTGTTGCCCTGTCGTCGTATCAGCCAACGAAGTTGGCTTTGATTGAGAAACTGAACACGACGCGGACTCGCGCTAAGGCGATGAACATCTTCGGCGATGCTGAATTGCTGGGCCGCGCTGATGGTAACGGTTGGAAGACTCGCGTCTACCAGTCTTCTCCGTATGACCGGGCTGTGCGTGTGATCACGTGGGCTAGTTCGGGTCGCCCGCAGGGCCACATCAACATCACGAACCCGCGCCGTAACGAAGCCGTGTACGACATTCTTTCCGAGTTGAACCGCCTGGATTTCCTGAAGGGCAGGAAGG